GACTAGGCGCTAGGCTTAAAGATGAAGCAGTAACTTACGAAGAAAAATTAAAAATAAATTCGATCTATGAAAAATTTTATGATGCCATATCAATGGCAGAAGCAGAAAGCGAAACACACTATGTCAAGATCGTCGCAAAAGAAGCACAAGCCAACTGGAACGCTGCAAGGTTTATGCTATCCCAAAGGTTTAGAAAGCACTGGAACAACGCACAAACAACAGTCACGCACCAAGGAAGCGTCGATAGTAATGTAAGTGGTACAATAGAGCACCAACACGTACTTTCAATCGACGAAAAACGTGATGCAATGCAAAAGCTAATGGATAGTGATGAAGCTCTTGATGCTGCGTTTACAGTACTACAAACACTAGACGGATCAAACCCAGATGAATTTTATGCTAGTGAAGAAGCACAAAAAACTATAGGTGAATTAGAAGAAGAACAACTTAAAGAAGAAAAGGACGGTAGTAAACATGGAAGTGAAACAGCCTAAGATTGAATTAGTTGATATTGAGAAATTAATTGATTATGTCAACAACGCAAAAACTCATAGTGAAGAACAGATTGAAAAGGTAGCGTCAAGCATCAAAGAATTTGGATTTATTAACCCGATCGTGATTGATAAAGACTTTGGAATTGTTGCTGGTCATTGCAGAAGCAAAAGCGCAAAAAAGCTTGGACTAACTAAAGTTCCTTGCATCATTGCAGACCACCTAACAGAAGCCCAAAAGAAAGCTTATGTACTAGCTGATAACCGCCTAGCTGAGTATGGTAGTGGTTGGGATAAAGACCTATTAAAAATCGAGCTAGACGATATCAAAGACAATTTCAACTTAGATGATATCGGGTTTGATGCTGGGTTTTTGAGTGAGTTGGATATTGATTTTAGTGTTGATGGTGATACACAGTCAATTGATTCAACTAAAGATGATAATGTTGACGGAGCTAAAGAATTTTCAGAAGATGATTTCAGTAAATTTGATAATCAATGCCCTAAATGTGGATTCGAGTTTGACAATAAGAAAGGTTAAATATGAAACATCCAAAGCTAGTTAATGGCCCGTGGTTTTTAAAAGATTTGAAAAGTGGAAAATTAGGAGCTCCAAAACTTAATAGGAAAGTATTATCATGTTTTTGTTGTGGCGGTGGCAGCTCTATGGGCTATAAACTAGCTGGGTATGATGTTTTGGGAGGCGTTGAAATCGACCCAGAAATGCAAAATATTTATGTGAAAAATCATAATCCTAAATATATGTTCAAAATGGGAGTTGGTGATTTTAATAAATTTCCTCGTGATAAAATACCAGATGAGTTATTTGATTTAGATATACTTGATGGATCACCACCATGTTCTAGCTTTTCTATGGCTGGATCAAGAGAAAAAAAATGGGGAGTCGAAAAAAAATTTCGTGAAGGACAAGCCAAACAAATTCTTGACGATTTATTCTTCACATTCATTGAAACAGCTAAATTACTTCAACCTAAAGTTGTTGTCGCCGAAAATGTAAAAGGACTCATTCAAGGCAATGCTCGTGGTTATGTGAAAGAAATATTCAAAGGCTTAAAAGATGCTGGTTATGATAATGTGCAGCTGTTCCTTTTAAATTCTTCAAAAATGGGCGTTCCACAACGACGAGAAAGAACTTTCTTTGTTGCTAATCGTCTAGGTAAAAAATTGAAGCTTGATTTTGATGAGAAAGAAATTTCTGTATTAGAAGCGTTTTCAAGTATTGAAAAAATAAACTACAAAGGAAAAGATTATTCAAAAAGTTCAATGGTTAAATATTGGGAGCAATGTTTACCGGGTGAGAGTTTTTCAAAATATCACCCCAAGGGTTCTTTGTTTGGTCAGACTAAACTGCCAAAACATAAACCGGTTGGAACACTTACATCAAAAGATTATCAATATTGGAGTAATGAGACACCTAGGGGGTTATCAAAACATGAGTGTTTTATATTGCAATCATACCCTCAAGATTATTTAGTTAAAAATGATGCTGAAGCAAAATATATATGCGGAATGTCAGTACCCCCATTCATGACACAAAGATTATCATTAGAAATTTATAAACAAATATTGCATGGAAAATAAAAATGAAAATAATCCCATTCAACGACATTAAATCAAAAAAATTCTATCTGAAAGTTTACGACGACGATGGAAAGCTTGTATTCAAGAAAGCAACAGCACACGAGCCTAAAACCACGTTTAGATCGAGGTTAAAGGTCGTGCAGGACGAATGTAATAAAGTTGTTAGAAAAGGCGTTGAAAGCGAGATTAAGCGCAATTGAACTTGCTTTTTAAATCGTGTTGTTTCTCAAATGATTCGTAGTTGTCAATACCAACGTCTACGATCATTCTTAGGATTTCTTGCATCGGCTTCCCTGTATCTTCAGATAAAGATTTGAGCCTATCCCACGTTACTTTGGGTGCGTCGAGTGGTCCTCTGATGTGTTTGATCTTTTTGTTTTTCATTTCATTTTCTTTCATCTAAAAAATTGTCTCTTAACGCATTATTAAATTCGATTGCGTCAATACATGAAAAAATTCCATTGGTTTCTTCTCTGAACTGGTCAATTGTTGACATCAAATATGTCGCTATCTTGTGGTGTGACGATTCAATAGAAGGTGCCAACGTGTAGCCTAATTCTTTTAACAAATTTCTATTCTTTGTGTTGTTGATAAATTTCATTTAAAACCCCCAACCTCTAACATCACTCGTGTTAAAATCGTTTATATCAAGAAAATTTCTGCCAGTAAGATACCTTTTTGCCAGATCAAGATTAATTTGTTTTCTTGGGCAAAATACAATCTCTTTAAATCCATCTGATACACACATTTTGTTTATATGATATCCGTCATCCATAAATTTAACCCAAAGTAGATGGGTGATAATTCCAACTGGGAATCTATGCTGAAATTTTCCGTCTCTTTTTTTTGTTTTTTTTAACAATCTTGTTTTCAACATTTTTTAATCCTTTTCTATTTACCAAGTAAACTTTTCAAAATAGTTGCCTTCAAACACAGAAATTGTATTGAATCTTCTGTCGAAGAGCCTTTAACCATTTTTAAAACAGTTATCTCCATTTCAATCAAAGCTAAGTGTTTTTTTTGTTCATCTCGGCTCAGTGTTCCATACATTTTTTTATAAAATTCATTTAGATTTGTCATTATCACTCCTTTTTTTTAATCCAGTTGATCCACAATCGCAATTATACCAAATGTTATCATTGCTATCGTATTTGTAGTTTGTGTTTGTAGTTTTGATATCGGTGCCACAACATTTACATTTTTTATTTATCACGACTGGTGGTTGTTGTAGGCGTTCAGTTAGTGAAAAATTTAGTTTGTTAGTTTCCATGTTGTGGCCTTTCATCATTGCCTTGTTATAATACACTTATCGAGCATTGTACAATTTAATTTAATCTAATTTGTAAACACTTGATTATATTAGGAAAAACAAGCTACAATTTATCGCTATATAATTGTTTACAAATCTTTTTAGTTAAACTAAAATAGCACATCTATTTCATTGAGGAGCTATGAATGACCGAATCACAATCAGATCGAAATTGCTATATATGCAATATTTCAGAAGAAACCCAGAATACGCATTATAGTTACACATGTACTGCCATATACGGGTTTGAGCACCCCAAAAAACCTTGGGATAACCTAAATACTCACAACCACAAAAAATTCGTATGCCCAGACTGCGTTTTAAAATTAGAAAAAAAATCTGGTGATATTTTTAGATCAATCGACAAGCTTGTTTATGATCATATTAAGGAATTGAAAGGGATGGCAAATGAAATCAGTAACAAAGATACTTGAACGCATAACGCTGCAATCGAAATTAACGATGATAGGAGTATACGATATTAATGAAGCCCTACAAATAGCATATGTAGCTGCTACACTAGGGATCACGACAGATGATTATAAGAAGCTTCGAAATGAGAAGAAATTGGACTTTGAATTGAAAAGGAAAGGCGATGAAAAAAATAAACAAACTAGTAACAGTGACTGCCTCAACAAAAATAAAAGATAAAAAGAGAATTACTATATTTAATACTGAAAACATAGACATAAATTGGGATAATATTGAATCATACGAGCCACATCCAAACGGTACTTACCTAGTTTTAGATCGGAATGTAAAAGTGTTTATCATGAATAAATACGCTTCTAAATCAGTGTTTGGGAATGATATCGAACTTGAATCTGTGCAAGAAATTCACTCGAAATTTTTTGGGCTTAAAACTGTTAAACAAATTTGTGGGGTGCGTTGATATGCATGGTGGAGGCTATCCCAATCAAAAAGAACATGAAGCGCTTGATAGAGCTATGAGCGACCTAGTTGAAGCGAGAGTTAAGCATGAATTAGAATACAATCTATCAACATATGGTAGTAAGATAAAAAAAGAAATGGATCAGCTTATTGATATTATAAAAAGAAAAAATCAAGTAATAAAACAATTAAGGGAAGAGCTATTAAACAGAAAGGGTTGATATGGCAGAAATAACAATAGAACAATGTGATAATGGTTATATTGTAAAAGCAAAAAGAGTTGAAAAAAAACATCACACAGCTATTACTGTGGAAAACAAATGGGTTGTTCAAATAGCAGGAAAAGAAGATTTGATTAATGCTGTAGAAGTAGCTTTTAAATGGAAACAAGAGTTTTACAAGAAAAACGCAGAGAAATAGGAATGTTAAATAATGCTTTTTAAGAGGGAAATTATAGAATATTGTAGAACTGAAGCAAAAGACGTTTACGATGAAATGGCGAGTACAACAAGGAATCCAGAAGTAAAACTTTTGAGTTTCGTAGCGTTGTTTGAGTTAGCGATTTTAGATAGCTTAAAAACAGAGAAAAACAAAATAGCTTTTGTGCAAGATACTTTGCATGATATCGAAAAATATATAGTTAGTGAAATTAGGAAAGGCTAAAAATGAGTGAATTACATCAAGATTTTAAAGTAGACGACAAGGTTAGGGTTTATAGATTAATGCACCCACGCAAGGATTTATTAGGAGAAAAGACGATAGAAAACGTTGGTCCTATGCATGTTGGAGGTGAGTCAATGTTGTGGTTTAAGGAGGGGGGTGGTGCTTGGCATCCAGATGCTTGTGAGAAAATTGAAAAGGAAAATCAAAAATGAGTTGTACATGTAACGCAGGTAACGCGCCTTGCTATTACTGTGAAAACGGTGAAGCAACAGGCAGAGATTGCAAAAAATGTGGACGTGGCGAAATATACGAAGTGCATACTGAATGGTATGATAATGAATGGTGTAGTAATTGTAATTATAATAGTGAAGACGAAAAGGAAACAAAAATGAACGAAGAAAAAAAACCAAAGTTTGAAATGAATGAAGTTGTTTATTGTAAAGTTGATACTGGTAGTAGAGATGGAGTACTTGTTGTCAAAGGAAAAATATACTCTATTACAGACTGTGTGACTAGTAATGGCTTTGAGTATAAAATAAATACTGAAAATCACATGGTGACAAAAAGTGAAAATGAGATTGTAAAACTAGATAATAAGGCA